TGCAGTTTTCAAAAATGTTTCCATAGTGAGCGATACCAGTAATGCCACCTACATCACAAGTCGATCCGGTTACGTTAATATTTGATTCAACATTGGAAATAGTGATATTGCCTTCACCCATAAAGCCTATCACACCTCCCACATAGGTACGGTAGGTTCCGCTTTCGGCCTTCACATAGCTGCCTTCGTTCACACGCACCGTCAGATTATTCATGCTTTTATAGACATTCTTACCGAACATTCCACCGACATAAGTAAAGCCTTCAACCTTCACATCTCCTGTCAGCGTAATATTGGAATAAGATGAAGTATGAGGTGTACCCGCAATAGCCCCAACATCCAGACCTGCTTTAACGAACGCATTGTAAAGAGTGAAGTTCATGACCTTTCCATCAGATGTAAACCCGAACAGCCCCATATCAGCATTCGAAGATGAATTATTCATCCCTCTTTCAATCTTTAGATTACTGATCGTATAACCGCAACCATCAAAAGTTCCTTGGAAAGCCTTACCGCTTCTTCCAATCGGCATCCACTCCTCACTCTTCAAATCAATATCATTAGATAACTTAATCTGCATACCAGAGAAAGTCGTGCCACCATTAACTTCAGTGGCGAGAGCACGCAACTGTTCCACCGTAGAGATGAAATAGGTAATCGTACCCTTATAACCGGACCCTTTTGCAACTTTCACCGCTAAATCTCCATAAATCTCCACGTTACCTTTATTAACCGTAAGATTCTCTACCTTGACTCCTTCGGGAATGATCAAGGTATTATCGGCAGTTGTAGCGGTTACCGTCGTGTAACTTTCGCCGTTCAATGTCACCGTAGAATTTGGAAGATTAATCGTCAGATTACTCGTTGTTGGAGCGGTGATAGTAACTTCCTCCGGGGCATATTGAGCCTCTTGAGTATTTTCTTCAATCGTGATCGCAACCGTCGTCGCCGGGATGGAGATAGAGACTGCTGTCTCGTTGTCTTGCTCGAATACCTTCGGGATCGTGATGGTGGCATCCTCTTTCGGAGCCTCGGTTACGATCACCTCGGTAGCTCCACTTTGGATCGCCTCGTCCACTTGATCGACCGTGGTTACCTGTTTGGTCTTTACCTCCTCATTATGACTTCCATCATAATCCGGTACAATCGTAACATTGAAATTGCCAGTGGCGGTAAGAAGGCTACCGTAGATATTGGTACGGTAGTTCCATTGAACCGGAACATTCTCCACCTTCAGTCCCTCCCCGTTGATACCCTTGATCTTTAAGGTAGCGGAGTTAAGGGTGGTTTTAGACTTTCCCGCATCCTCTATAGCACCCTCGGCGGGCACCAAGAAATAGGCCGTACCTAGATAATTGTAATCCTTTGCGCTGGTTTCGGCACCAATCGTAAGTTTCTCTGCTATTGGCATCTTCGCATCACCAAAAATCACCTCTGCCTCCGTGATACCACCAACCGTATTGGTGAATGGGTCCAAGGTTGTGGCCGCATTAGAGATGGTAACGCTGGACTGTGTATTCTCATCAATTGTCAAACCACCTGTTTTTGCAGTCTCGATATCGTCCGTAAGGAAGTTGATCTGAGCGAAGGGACGTTTCAATGTCACGCTCTCCTCAAAAGAAGCCTCGACCACCTTGTTTTTTACTACACCAAGGAATGCGTCACGACTCTCATCGTTGGCCTTTGCATCATTATAGTCAACGGTGATGGTCTTACCATCAACTCCAAACGAATAAGGGCTATTCTCCTTATTAACGCTTGCCCAGAAGAGAAAACTATAAGTCTTACCCTTCACAAGATTAATAGAGACAGATTTTTTTTTCTCATTAAGCTCTACCGTCTTGTCTAATTCACTCAGATAGGTTCCGTTCTCATCGAACACATGGACGGTCAAATTCTTCGCCGTCGTTCCATCGCTAATCGCCTTGTTCTGCATACCGCCGGACAGCTCGACGTTGAAGGAGACCAGCGCCTCGTTGCCATTTCCTTGCGACAGCTCGTCATCGCTGGAACAGGCCGATAACAGCAACAATGCCATTGCCGCCATCATTGAATAAAAACATCGTTTCATTCGCTTAGTCGTTTTAAATTAATTAATATTGTTATTTAATCTCTATGTCAAATTTTCCATCGAAAGAGGAATCGATCTGCACGTTACCAGAAGATCGTGTGGTGAGAAAATTACCCCTAACCGTGGTGAGTCTGCCTCTTTGGAGCGGCACCTTGATACCATCGATACCGGAGAGTCGCTTGCCGTTCTCATCATGACAAGCCACGGTTACGCTCACGCCAGCGTCACCCTCTCCCACTATCACGTAGTCGAAACCCATAATGGCCTCACCATCCTTTATATCAGTCAAGACCGAGGGGAACGACACTCCTGTTCGCACATCCACCGGTCGATCCGTGTGCATATTGTATGTAGAGGGCATGAAACCATCATACAAGAATACGATCCGGAACTTGGTCATATCAATCGCATCCTTCAACTCATCCTTCCCTGGGATGGCATTTTGCAAGATAGACCTCAAATAATACTCCTTGAACTCCTCAACATCCGTGGTCACGAAACGGAATTTCGCCAATGGACGGCACATGCTGACCGTTAGTTTCTGACGACCTCCATCTGTGCTTGTATATAATCCTGTCTCTAAAACACCCCGAAAAGCATCTCGAAAATCATTGTTCCCCACATGTTCACCCCGTAACTCGATCGAGGCGAAATCCTCCGTATCATAAAAGAGATCGCTCTTGCCGCCTGGCTCAACAAAGTCTGCCCACGCCATAAAACGATAATCACCCTCTGGCAAATCAAGGGTCATTCGATACCCCAAGGACTCTATCTCCGCATGACTAAACGAGAGCGTTTGACAAGGGACGGTCTCGAAAAGGCTATCGGCCCCCATCCGGAAAACACGAACTTGGTAACGTGTCTCATACGAAGGCAAATCCGCGGCCCGAGTCGCACCGACAACGATAGTTTTATAATCTGGAAGCTCAGCCCGATCTGAGGTGAAATCCAACCGAAGCTCTACCGATACATGACCCGGTTTTGGAGGTTCCGGAGTTTCATCTGGCCACTCATGCACGTCACAAGCGAACAAGAATAGGGATAGGAGGATCATAAAAAAAGGATATATGGAAAAAAGTCTCATGACTCACCTCCTCTCCCAAATGTATAAGTAATTGAAATATTTACCTGATCGATTCCGAAAAAGGTCTTCTGGCGGCTTTCCACCAAGGCTCCGTTCGACTCGTTTCGAAACTTGTCATAATGCAAGCGATAACATCCAGCACCCAACGAGAACTCCATCCCCCAGCGACGGGCCGCTCCGATCGGCATCCGGTATCCCACCGATACCCCACCTCCCAAAGCAGGTGTAGAGCCGTCCTTATCTTGATAGCGCCATCGCCTGTTATAGGCGAAATTCCATGATGCCACTCCCAGATGTACGCCACCGAAACATCCTTTCAGTAAGGGGGTCCAGTAACGAAACTCTGGTTGCGTACCCAAGATACGAAACTTCGTATGTGACGAAAAATAATTGGTACCAGAGTAATAAAAGGGGATATGCAAGGAAAAACGATCACCGAATCCCAATTCTACCCCGGCGTTAGCGATCAGCATACCCAACGCCATGGCGTTAGTCTTCACCGTAACGGATATCTTATTATCCGAAAGAGAGTCCTTTCCTAAGGGCATGCCTTGAGCATGAGCTAAAGTCATCGACAAGCAGGTTAGTAAAAAATATACAAAAATTTTTTTCATCCCAACATATTTTATCACCTTCCATTTCTCCGATTCATTCTATCTAAGATGGAACAGAAAAATATTCTCCAAACATATTGTAGATTGCAAAAATACAAATTAACACTTTTACCCCCCTAGTTTTAATAAAAGTTAACCAACTTTTATTATCAACTGTTTCCAAACATGATCTATACGCCCAAAAAGAAGATACGGGAAGATCAAAAAACATATTTCTTATACCCTATCTATTCTTTTGTAAAATGACGTAAAAACAAAACCAATGAACACATCTAAATTTAAGTATGTAGTTGGAGAAGCGAAAGAGAATGAGGTTTGTGACATCCGATTATTTTGTGATATCGATGAATATACCGCAAATTCATTCAATTCGGAATTTTTATGGGTTGAGAGTTATATCAAACCTAGTAAGATCAGGGTCTTAATCAACAGCTCTGGTGATTCCGTGCTTTATGGTATGAGTATCTTCTCTGTAATTCGTAACTCCTCTATACCGACGGAATGTATAAATGAAGGCTTGGCCGCCTCCATGGGATCTATTGTCTGGGCCGCTGGAGACAAATCGTTAATGAGGGACTACACTATCCTTATGATCCATAATCCCTTCGACTCAACGGAGGATAACAAAGATACAGAAGGGGAGCCAGACTACGTAAAAGCGTTCAGGCAACAGATAGAGATGATCTACATGAAACGATGGGGATTTAACAAGACCAAGGTAAAAGAACTCATGTCTGGCAAAGAAGGTACCGATGGTACTTTTTTTACAGCTGAAGAGGCGGTAAAAGCTGGTATCATCCCAGTTGAGAGCGTACTAAAGACCTCGAAACAAAAAATCGAGAAAGTCAAGAACGCAATAGAGGGTATTACGGACAACCACCTTCTCAAGGACACCATAACCTCTATATGTGGGGAGCTATCGTCAAATGGATCTGATAACAAGGAAAATAAACATTCTATCAATGATGTCTCTAATCTTAATAAAAACAAACAAGAACCTACGGAAGTAGAGAACAAAACCAAAACAAACAATATGGATACAGGACAAACTATCGATTTTAATTTTGGTGCTGTCGTAGCTTCGCTTGGTTTCAAGGAAAAAGTCGAGGTTCCACAGGTCATGGCTCGGATCACCGAGCTGGTCAACGTAGAGAACAAGCTCAACGAGGCCAACCAGACCATTGACTCTTTGAAGATCGAGAAAGCCGGTGAGGTCACCAAAAATCAAAACTTAACGAAAGAGCTGGAAAACGTAAAAGCGGAACTACAAGCTTACAAGGATGCCGAGAAAAAGGCTATGAGCCAAAAGATCGAGTCTATGGTTCAAGACGCAATCAACACTGGCAAGATCGAGGATTCCGCTAAGCAGAATTGGATCGATATGCCAACGAAGAATTTCGATTTGGCTAAAGCGACGTTAGATTCTATCCCAGCCAGAGACAAGATCTCCACTGAGATAGAGAACGACAAGGACAACGTGGAGAAAGTGAAAGATAGCGTGCAAACAGTAGAAGCTCAAATGGCTAAACAAGTCGAGGCTGTTGTTGGTAAGGATTTCACTTTCGGATCGCTTAAGTAATAATAACCAAAACCTTAACAATTAATTTATGGCAAGTGTAAGTTTTGCTCAAAACACATATGCGGGTGAGGTCCTAGAGGATTTATTGACCTACACCGCACAAGGTAACGATACCTATAAAGAAGGGTTGATTCATATCAAGAGCGGTATCCAGTACAAATACACCCTTCCATCCGTAAGCTTGGGTGACATCATCCAAGACAACAAGCCTACGCCGACAAGCCCTACGGATTCCAAAGGAACATATACGTTCCGTGAACGTTATCTGGAACCGAAGGATTTCATGGTCTACCTAGAGTTCAATCCTCGTGACTTCGAGAAATACTGGAAGTTCGCTCAACCGGATGGTAATCTGGTATTCCGTGAGCTTGATCCGAAAATACAGGCGACGATGTTGCGATTATTGATGGACAAGAAGAACGCTTTCATCGGAGACGCTATTTGGCAATCAGTCAAGGGTGGAACGTCTGGCGCAGATGGCTCATTCACAAAACCTGAAAACGGAATTGATCTTGGTTCCGGTTCTTATAAGTATTTTGATGGGGCTATTTATCGCATATTAAAGAACTTAAAGGAGAACGTGAGCGGCGAGACCGTAATTAACGCTGGTGACACAGAGTTGAAGACTGGCGAGAACATAGAATCCGCCATGTACACGATGTGGCAAAAATGCCCTTACCAAATCAGAAAGAACAATTTAGTTTATATCATGGACTGGGGCTATTGGGACTTGTATGATCAATACGTGACCTCAAAGCAATTCAAGTACAATGACAATACCTAAGTCAACAAATACATGTTCAAGGGTAAAAGAATCGTTCCTATCGTAGGAATCCCGGAGAGCACGATCGTTCTTGGTAATTTCAGTACTGGAATGGACTCTAACTTGTGGATGGGTGTCGATTACGCTAACGATACGGAGGTATTGAAGATCGACAGATTACAAGCCAACTCCGAGTTATACTTCTTCCAGATGAGAATGAAGATGGACGTTAATATTGTTCGTCCAGCAGAGATTGTCGTTTGGACAGCTTACAAATTAACTTAAAAAATAACCCAATAATCAATAAAAAAGGGGCGAGGCCAAGCCTCGCTCCTTTTTTTATACACATAAATATGGCAAGAATCAAGAAAGAAACAGAGTCACCTATTGAGGAGTTTATCAACGAACCTGTAGAGGAACAAGATAACGAACTTGTCACTCCAGCACCTCAAGTTATTCCCGACAACATTGACAGGATATTGAAGATGTATCCTGGATATGAGAAACTTTATATAGACAGCAAGGGCGGGGCTTATACAAGCCAACAACCAAACGCTCACTTATACGAAAACCCCTATTATAACAAGTAAGACATGGCAATAGGAACAGTATCTTTCATCAGAAAAGATGGCAATCTCACGCCAACCTCTGTTGGCAACGATCATATCAGCGGGTTGATATTCGACCTACCAGTCGAAACCAATATGCCACCCAGCATAAAGATCGGTGACGTGATCCAGTTATTTTCCGTTAATGAGGCGATAGGATTAGGTATCACTGAATTTGAGCAAGAAAAAAACAACTTCTTTTACGGTATCCCTTATTTTCACATCTCGGAGTTCTTCCGTATGAAACCGGACGGATCGTTGTACGTGATGTTCGCCGATTGTTCTAAGAACTGGAACGCTATCAAGACCATCCAATCCGTAGCGAATGGAGACATCAAGCAACTGGGAATATGGACACCTCAAAACATTTGGTCCACAGCGTCCAGCTCAGAGGATGACTATTCGCTCAACCTTGTTTCCGATATCAATACGGTAGCGGAGGAATTAGCTAACGAGCATCGCCCGTTATCAGTATTGTTAACGGGTAACGCCTCTTCTGCAGACTCCACCGGGGCAGTCAAAACCATCGACCTTAAAAAGATCCCGTCCTGCATAGGCGATTTCCCGCGCATGACAGCGTTGTTAGGCCAAGGTAGATCGGATTTGTTAAGACAGATGCAAATCGCTAACCCGAAACATTCCTCTATCGGTTGCGTTGGTGTCGCATTAGGTTGCGTAGCCGAAGCAAAGGTTTGCGAGTCTATCGCTTGGGTTAACCAATTCAACCTAACCTCCAAACATATGAGCGATATCGAGTTCGGCTTTGGCAATATCGAGCTAAATGACACAGGGGATGATTTTATCAGCATGCTACAATTTGAAGCGTTATCTCCAGCCCAAATCGACGAGATAGAGGAAAAAGGATATGTTTTCCCGATCAAATACGCCGGGAGAGCGAACGGCACCTATTTCTCCAAGGACAGGACTTGCTCAGATAGCGATTATAGGACTATCGCCAGAAACAGGACCATAGACAAATCAAGACGTGCGATCAGAAACGCTCTCCTTCCTTACTTAAACTCACCGGTATTGGTAAATCCAAAGACAGGATATCTAGCAGAGATAGAGATAAAAAAATACCAGAATGTTGTCAAGAACATCCTAAGCACGATGGAAGGCAATAGCGAGATCTCTGGATACAGCGTGTTAGTCTCCTCCAACCAGAACATTCTATTGACTGACACCTTAAAGATAACATACGCAATCGTTCCAGTCGGCGTGACATCGAAAATCATTGTTGAGGAAGGATTCGCTTTAACTAACGCTTAAAAACAACAAATATGGCAGATAGTACAACACCGCTTATTAATGGGCGTGCTTATGACTGGTCCATGATCGAGATCAATTTCGGGTTCGCCTCATCGTCCGAAGCGATCTACGGAATCAAGGCAGTCAAATGGGAACGGAAAAGAAAGGTTGAGTCTAATTACGGTATAGGTTCACAACCCATCTCACGAGGTTATGGAAACTGGACGTACACGGCTTCTATCGAGCTTGATTACGCCACCCAAGTGATGTTCCAAGAGGCTTCTCCGGATGGTACGTTGATGGGATTTGGAGAGTTCGACTTGATCGTTCATTTCGCTCATCCAGATGACGGACGAACCGTGACCACCACCTTACAGAAATGTATCTTCTCCGAGGATGGAATGGAAGCGAAACAAGATGATACCGATCTTTCCAAGGAGTTCGATCTTAATCCGGGAGGAATCGATACATTAACCACATAAAACATTTATAAGCCAAAGGGCCGTGTGAAAAATAACACATGGCCCTTTTTACATTAAACAATTCCATCACTGACCTTCTATTCTCTCATAAACAACAAAAAAGACAAATTTTATGGAAACAGAAGAAAGCAAAGAGCTTACATTAGCTCAAGAAGAAACTATCAAGAAAACCTTAGAGGAAATCAGAAAACAAGATCCCAAGAAAAACAAAAGAGTCTACCCTATCGTGGTGTTCGGCGACGAATACGATGACAAGGATGTGTATATCGCTTATTTCAGAGAGCCGGATTTCATCGCGTTCAGTAAGTTCGTACAATTGCAAAAGAAAGACGAAATCGCAGCTGTCCGATCATTGGCACGTGACACGTTTATCCAAGGAGATAAGGAACTGGTGGATGACGATTCTTTGTTCTTGTATGGCCTGGCCACAAAACTGGCCAATATCATTGGTGCCCGCCAAGCCAAGGTCGCAAATTTCTCGATCGCTGGCAAGTAAGGGATGACGAGTGGCTAAGGCAACATATAACCCTTGTCCGTCATTACTTTCCCAGCGTAGAACTATCCACTATCTCAGATGAAGATTTCGCATTGATCGCCAACGATGCTTTGTGGTTGCATAAGCAAGTCTTAACCACATCATCTGTTAGGCTTTTTTCTTAACTACTTTATATACTCCTCTCTAAACCCCTGCCGACATGATGTCAGTAGGGGTTTTCTTTTTTAATCAAGTCTTTACGCTTCAAGCTATTCTTTATTAAGTAAACAATAACCAAAGCCTATAACATGGATTACAACGTCAGGTACAACATAGACATCAACGGGGCACAAGCTTCTAAAAGTATCAGTGATTTCCAAAACACGATACTATAGATAAGGTCTATGACATCACGGTAGAGGATCGGCATGAATTTTTCGCTAATGGTATATTGGTTCATAACTGCACAGATGTCCTTGATTATATCCTCTGTACATTCCTTTCTAAGAGCTGGCTCAAATACCAGCGAGGAGGACAAACCGGAACCGTATTAACAACATCAATAATTAAACCACAATTCAGTTACTAAATGGAAAATAACAGATTTTTGTTGGATAGTGATTATTTAGAGATAATCACCAAGGAAGCCCTGGAACAAATAATCCAACCGGGAAACGAGTATAAGTTTATACAAGCCGAGGAATCGGCAGAGATGTCGATATTAGAGAACCTGGTGGAGAATTATGAGATTGAGAATGAGTTAATGAAAGGTAAGGCTATCAGGATGTATGATAGAAGGATCAACTATCCCGTAGGGGCGTATATCCAGTACGAGGATAATATCTATAAGGTGATCCGTTCTATCAGTGGTTATAAGGTTCCCACCGACAAGATTTATTGGGAAGAGTCAATCGAGATCCAAGAACTTATCAACGCCGATCCTTACTCCCAGCTATTGACCTATCGACCGGGGGATTTGGTTTGCTACAATGGGATCGTGTTTGAGTGCATGATTGAGAATGGTTACGAGTTCAATGACATACGAGTTCCATTATCAAACTGCTGGGAGAAAGCGGAACCGTTAAAATGGACTCCTACCCCATTCCAGCTATACGATCCGGTAAGTTATGGTGACAACTTTTATCAACTGTATGAATTAACCGATTATGATGAGACAATATCACCAGACTTACTACCTCAATGTTGGGGTGAGATATTACCATATGATCCGAACTATAATGAATATGAGTTATCGCCACATGAATTTGTGGTCTACGATGGAAAGGTATTCTATCCTACGTTGAACGTGAATAGTGATATTCCAGAGATCGGGAAGAACTTAGTGCTGGAAGACCCCAGACATAAGAACATCAAGAAGCACATGGTCAGATTAGCTCTTTACGAGCTTACCAAGAACATTTCTCCCAATAATGTATCCATTACTAGGTCAAACGATTATGAGACATCTATGGCTTGGTTAAAGGACGCAAACAGACTGAAGATCAACCCCATGATTCCAAGAAAAGTGGACAATACCGGCAAGCCAGCTACGGACTGGGGGATAGCTACTTTTCAGAAGTCATACGATCCTTACTTGAATCCTTGGCAGGTGTGACATAGGAAAAATGATGAACGATCATAGCAGGAAGGAGATAGAGGGTGTGTCAAAACTCAAATTTTGAAATATGAACTTATAATTTGAAATTTGATCATATTAAAAGACCAAAGAAAGGGTCGTATCATTACTCAATACAGAGCTTGATACGGCCCTTTTAAGTGTTATTGTTACAATTTGTCAATATCGCTTATTTATTAAGCCTTTCATAAAGAACAAAATCTATTACCCTCCTATTAAGCTCGTCTATCCTACCCCAATCAGGCTTAATATAGATATCCGTTATAGGCAAGGCAGAAGCATGATTTAAACCTTTAGCTACATCATCAATATCTGCGCCGATATCATTCCTCGCTATAGTGGCCCACGAATGGCGAGCCGAATAGAAAGACATCTCTTGATAATCGATGTAATCACGAAGAGCGATCATTCCCTGTCGTATGGCGGTTCTAAAAGATCTTTCTGAGCTAAAACGATCTCCTATACATAAGAGCCGATCTCCATCTCCGGGATATTTGTAGATAATTTCAAGCGCTTCTGGTTCTAACTTTATCGAGGTAAAAGCCCTATCCATCCTTCGGTTCATGGTTTTGGTCCGTTCAAATTCCAACCGGCCTTTTTTCATGTTGGATTTTTTCATCATCATGAAATCAATAGTATTTGTCCCTCTTGTATAAAACGACAACATAAACATATCCCTTATAAAATTCAAAAGACTTCTGGATGGATTATTGTAATAAGTATCATCCGGAATATTTGCGATCATCCTTATAATCTCCGGAGGTAATGCTTTTTTGTTTGAGATTGGCATGGGAGGCATCTTATATCTCTCGAAAGGATTGTAAGGAATCACTATCTCTCCTATCTCTGGATTATTGTACTTTGCCCTTATCCGGTTAATGGATGCCTTAAGGTTGGATATATAATTACGGATCGAGGCTGGGGACATTCTTTTATGTTGCAGAAGGTATAATCATTGAGGAACTTCAACGTCACTTCATTAATATTTAAAGAATCTGCCCCCATAAATTTCATCAACGAGGATCTAGTGGTCAAATAATTGAACTTTGTATTCTCATTACTTATCTCATTGGCTATATCCAGTATCTCGGCTATCACATCAATGACATGCTTCTTTTCCGCATTGCATAAGTCCACGATTTGTCTCAAACTTTTGCAACCAATCAAGTTCCTAGCCTCAAGATCATTGATTCTTGCTTGGAACTTAACCATGATCTCATTAATAAGATTAAGAGATCGACAACTCCTAATAGACAAATTCTTAGTTACCTCGTTGGATTTCAGTATAATACCAGTATTATACATATACATCTGCCGCTCTCTAGTTAAGCAGATATAACCCACGTAAGATCCATCTGATCTTTTTTTACTCTTCTGAACACAAGGATTCAAATAAATCATATTATAAACTATTAATTATCATCTGTTTGCCGAAAGCCCTTTTTGAAGCCTTTTCGGTTATTTTTCGGCAAACAACCATCAATAAATGGGGAAAAATCAGAAACATAAAAAAATGATTTTAAGCATGATAGATATCATTTTCCTGAAAGTT